TATCCTTGACTCACAATTCTTTTATTTTTTACCAATAAACACCCAACTTGTAATCGTTCACATGATGATCTTTCTTTAGTAGCAATTACTATTTGTTTAAAATAGTCATCCCATGATGGACGAATTCTTTTATTTTTATTTTTATTTTCATTTTCGTTCATTTATAAAATTATGTTAATAATCTTAAAGTTTTTATTTATAAAAAATAATATTTAGTTATTTTATAAAATGAAATGTACTGATGCAATGATGCGTAATACTGGCTATCTTCATGTAATTGCTCTAATTGTTGGTATTTATGGAACTATGAAACAAATAGATGCTGTTAATAGTGGTAAACCATTTTCAGTAGCTCTTTCTTTATCATTAACAATAATGCTTCTTTTCCGTGTACCTAATCAGGTATGTGTTGCTCTTAGAGAAAGTCATGGTTGGTATTCTGTTATGGGAACTCTTGTAGGTGCTGCTAGTTTTGCATATTTAAGCTGGGTAACATATAAACATAAACAGGTTGTTGAAAGTAAAGCATCTAAGAAGCAATAATTTTTTCGAAATGTTTTTTTAAAGCAAATGTCCTTTTTCCACCTGGTTTATATAATTTATGTATAATTAGTGGAGTTAGTTTTTTATCAATAATTTTTATAGCATGAACTTTAATTTCTTGATTGATATATTTATTTAAATTTCTAATTATTGCTTCACATATTCCAAATGTTGCATATCCACGGTATGAACCAAAAGACATACTATCTAAAATTTTATCATCAATTATTGTATTGATGATATTATGAGAATTATAAATATTTTCCTTATATATTTTTTTTATATAATCGTTATCAGCATACCATCCTTTTTTATATTTAATTTTAAGTTCTGCTCTAATTTCACTTGCAGAAGGTCCTTGTGATTCATACCATGGTCCATCAAACATTGTTTCGTGGTAAATTTGCATAAATTTTATTATAGTAAATAAAATTTATTAATTATATTCAATTTTATATTCCCAGTAATTTAAGAATATTACGCTTAGTTTTATTCTTTTTCTTTTTAGGTGTTTTCTTTTTTTTTCTTGTTTTTTTATTTTTATTTTTTTTTGCTGGATCGTATTTTAAAAAGTAATAATCCCATTCTTTAGTTCCTCTTTTTAATGTTTCATATCTATGTGATTTTTCCTCTCTTATTTTTGTTAATGTTTCTTGTTTTCCATAGCAATTAATACTAAAACGTTTGAGAATACCTTTTTGTGAAAGTCGATTATATTGTTGCACTTTAAATAAATATTCAGCCATACATATAATTCTATTTGGATCATAATACGGTCTGTTAACATACATAAAGGCTAAATAAAGACTTAACATAGTATCAATAGTTGCTATCTTAATTGTTCGCCCGTTAACTTTTAACATATTATAACTATGACATGCGAGAGGTTCATAAATCATTAATATTGTTTCACCATGAACTATCAATTCATAATGATTTGCTATAATCTCTCCAACTCCTTTCTTTTTTTTTATTTTAACATCCTTTATTCCTTCTCTCTTTAATCTATCTTTTACTATTTTAGCTGTATCTTCTGGATCTTCTGATAAAACATCAAAATCAGGTGTTTTTCTAAAATGCATCTTTTTGAATTTTTTTAAGTATCTTAAATACATTTGATTCGCCATTGCTCCAAAAAAAACAACACCCTGGTTCATTAATGAGTCTCTTGTAATATTAAAAATTTTCTTTTCATCTCCTTTTGGTAATGTATTATCTACATCAAAAAAACGCTGAATTTCTACAAATTCACAATGTTTTCCTCGCAATGGATAATTTTTATTTAATAAAGAAATTCTTTTTAAAACTTTTTCCCATCTTGATGGATTGCCTTTAGGTCTTGATAGTTCTAAATACATTAACATACGTAAAAAATTTGGTGGTGAATATAAAATACCTCTAAGACTAATTGCTTCTTTTTTTAATTTTTTAAATAATTCAGGAACTATATACGTGATATCTGCAACTGGAATAAAATTAACAAAAACCTTAAAAGTACCTGCATGAACTCCTGCTTTTGCTTCTATTCTTGCAAAACCTTTTTTATAATAAATGTTTGCTAACTCTTTAGCATCTTCCATAGGTGTTGGTGAAAAAAAATCATAGTCTGGGAGTTCCACAGTTGGATCATAAAACTGATCGTCTGGTGGTAATAACGCATTTATAGCAGTACCACCATAACATATTCTTTTTTTCTTTTTAAGAAATTCCTCTACAACTTGAATAATTGTTTTTATTTCAGGATTTCTTAAAAGCTCTTCACCTTCAATCTTATCAACACTGTCTACTGCGTGTCGTAGTATTGCTAGTTCACATTCTTCAAAAGTCATTTTTTTATCACACGACATATTACTAATATATAGTGTTATAATAATTATTTACATTTTAAAAGATATCATGGGTAAAGAATATGTTTTTGCCTTAAAAGATAATTTTTCATCAGGAGGTGTAGGACATGTTAACTTAGTCTCTTTTCTACATAAATATGCAGGTTTAGGTACAAATGCGGACCCTTCTTCATTAAAAAAGTTAAGATAATATCTCATATTTCTATCCATATTTTGGTAATTCATACAAACCATCTGACATCCAAGAGTGTGATGTAATACTATTTTTACATTATTATTTAAATCACTCCAATCAGGCATGGTAAGTGCTAAAGATGATTTATTTTCTTCTTTAAGAGTATCTGCATTTGAACTATATTGGACGTCATGATTTCTTAATTGTCTAAAATATATTGAATTTGAACCTAAATTTACTAATTCATAGAATGAATTATTCATATCTTTATAATTATCATTTTCCTGATAAGCCATAATGATAACTTTACCCATAAGTTCTTTTAATGGTAATAATGTTAAATTTTCTGTTTCACCATCATCCATTTTTCTACCCTCATAACTAAATCTTGCGTCCATTAATCTTCCAGCAAAATTTTCAGTAATAGCAGCTGCTAATTGAGGATATATATCTTTTCGATTAGATTTTATTCTAAAATGCAAAAAAAGAGGATCATTCGGATTCGCACATTTTGCAGAAGAAAAAGCTAATTGAGAAATTTTTCTCAAAGCATTATCAACAGAAATACTATTATATGTTCCTTTTATATTTACATTGGGGGTTGATGATGCTGCTATAACAGGTCGTCCGTCCATCGAATAAATTTCAAAATCTAACACACGCGCTCCATGAAATATAATTTGTTCTAATGGGTCTAAAGATACATAACTATCTTGAAAATCTCCAGCACAACATGAATTATAACTACTTGCAACATAAAAATTTAATAAAGGTTGTTCATATTTAGGATCAGCTGTATTAATACTGGATAATTGTGGCGATAATTCCTTATTATTGTAAAGTCTATTCATAATTGTTATGTTTGAATCCTTTTTTCCAATTTGATTTCTGTAATACCATAAAATTCCTAATATAGCTATTAATACTCCAATCCAAATATATCTAGATAAAAATATTTGTGCTTGTTCTAATGATTTTTGATATCTATCCATAATTAGGTATATAATTAATTTATATTTTATTATCATGCTAAAAATGAATAATTCAATCTCACTACTTAAATACTTTTTATAAACTAATTATATATAAAACAAATGCCTGGTGGATTATTACAATTAGTAGCATACGGACAATCAAATATAATATTAACAGGTGATCCTAAAACAACATTTTTTAAAACAACATATAAGAAACATACACCATTTGGTATGCAAAGATTTAGAATTGATTTTGAAGGTTTAAGAAATCTATCATTTGATTCAAAAACAGAAATGGAATTTAAAATTCCTCGTTATGGTGATTTATTATGGGATACCTATGTAGTTGTTAACCTACCTGATATATGGAGTCCCATATTTTATAGAGGTGAAACCGATGTATCTGGTGGTTATGTACCTTACGAATTTAAATGGATTGATGATTTGGGATTTGCTATGATTGATAGAATAACTATACATTCTGGAGGTTCTACTCTAGCACAATATTCAGGAGAATGGATGATGAATGCAATTAGAAGAGATGAGGGTGAAAAAAGAGTATTATTATCAAATATGATTGTAGGAGATAATAAAGTTAAAGAATTAACTGATCCTGAGAGTTTTTATAATGGTAAATATCCTAATGCAATTTATAATGTTAATAATGATCCAAACTTTAACAGCGATATTAAAGAAATAGAACCATCTATTAGAGGTAGAAAATTATATATTCCTCTAATGTCGTGGTTTACATATTCAACAAAAGTTGCGCTCCCTTTAGTAGCAATGCAATATCAAGAATTATATGTTAAAATAGAATTCAATGCAGTAAAAGATATATTTACAATACTTGACGTCCAACAAGAAAATCCTACCGTTAGTATTTTTAATAGATTAAAACTAAATAGAATTGCACCTAATACAGCAAATATTAATCATCAAATGTGGAAATTTTTACAACCTCCACTAGGTCTCCCAAAATCACTTGAAGAAAATAATACTTTATATTTAAATAAAAGAAATGATTGGAATACAGATATTCATTTAGTAGGGACATATATATTTTTAGGGAATGAAGAAAGGAATACAATTGCAAAATGTAATCATAGTTATTTAATAAAACAACAATATGAATGGGATTACTTAAATGTTACCGGATCTAAAAGAGTAGATATACCTAGTAAAGATATGATATCTAGTTATATGTGGCGATTTCGTAGAAGTGATGTAAAAGAAAGGAATCAATGGTTTAATTACTCTAATTATCCATGGGATGGAATTGCACCTGGTAAACCAGAGTTATTATCTATTTCTAATGGAACTCCGTACTCATTTATAACAGATAATCCACTACACCTATATTCAAGTGGAGCGCGAAATAATGAAAATATTAAAAATATAATGTTAGATATGGCTATTTTATACGGTCAAGAATATCGTGAGAATATATTACCTGCAGGCGTATACGCATATATAGAAAAGTGGTGGAGAACTACTGGTGTTGCTAAATATGGTTTATATTGTTACAACTTTTGTACGAATAGCAATAGAGTTAAATATCAACCAACCGGAGCCCAGAATTGTAATAAAGTTAAATATATTACTTTTGAATTTAATACAATTCAACCGCCAAAGAATGATGATCCTAACAGTAATAGTGTAGACGTTCTTTGTGATGATAATGGTGAAATTATAGGAATACGTAAAGATAATTATAGATTAAATAAATACAATTTCGATTTAAGAGTTTTTGAGGAGAGATATAATATGATAGAAATTACAAGTGGAAGAATAGGTCTTTTACAAGCTAGATAAAGATTTTATTTAATTTTTATTAAATCAAATAAAATTATTTACAGGGACACGAAGGATTACATTTACACATAGGACCTTTAAAACCTCTACAAGGACAGTCACATAATTTTCTATATCCTTCACGATATTTACGATCAGCCATATTATAAACCATTCTTAAAAATTTATAAATTACAAATAGTAATACAATTACACTAAACACTCCAAACGCATTCATTATATAAACTTTTTAGAAAAAACTTTTTCTTTTACTTTTTTAAAAAATAATATAATTAAAATTGATTTTAAATAATATATTAATGTTTATTTAAGAATATTAACAATGAATACTAAACAAAAAAATAACACCTATGATTTAATTAAAATTCTTAATACAATTCTAGAAAATAAATCTTATGCAGAAATTGCACGATCAATTAATGTTGCCGTCGGCACAGTTAGAAGATGGAGTGAATTAGAACGAGTACCTAAATCATATACATTTGAACTTCTTAAGATGGCAAATATAGAAATAGATTATAGTAACTTTACTTTTAAAGAAAAAGATCAGTTCTTTACTCCTGATAAAACTGCAAGTTATTGTTATTCAAAATTTATAGATATTATTAAAACATATGGTGATTTACATGATAATTATACATTTATTGAGCCTTCCGCGGGTAATGGCGTTTTCCTAAAAATACTACCTGAAGATAAAAGACTAGGATTTGATATTGAACCTCGATTAGATGAAATTAAAAAACAGGATTATCTTAACTGGTATCCAAAAGAAAATAAAAAATATATAGTAATTGGAAATCCACCTTTTGGGCTAAGAGGACAACAAGCATTAAAATTTATTAATCATTCTGCTAAATTTGCAGATTATGTGTGTTTTATTTTACCTCAATTATTTGAAAGTGATGGTAAAGGCGTTCCACGAAAAAGAGTAAATGAATTAAATTTAATTCATAGTGAAAATTTAAATACAGATTTTGAATATCCAAATGGTAAAACTATAAAAGTCCAGTGTATATTTCAAGTTTGGTCTAAATTTCATAAAAATGATAAATATGTATTAAATGAAAATACTAATAATATTATTAAAATTTATTCATTATCTGATGGAGGAACACCATCAACTACAAGAAATAAAAAAATGTTTTATAAATGTCATGTATATATTCCATCTACATGTTTCGGAAAAGAAAATATGAGATATTATGATAGTTTTGATACATTGCCTAGAAAAAAAGGTTA